CGTGCGGCACGAATATCATCCATCATTTTGTAAAGGCGTTTCGCACCAGCGTTGGAATTTCCATTACCAAGATGACTAACAACATCAGCAGGAATAACAAACTCGCCATCACTAAGTGCAGCAGGTCGCCTACCATCGATGTTCGCTGGGACTTTATCGGCCATGCCATCTGAGTGTCCGTCGAGGTATCGTGGCGGTAGTGCACGTCCCCCTTGCGCCATATCCAGTGACCCAATTCCACCTCCAATAGCTTTACCTGCCGGTTTAAACGATACACCACCACCGGGACCACGTATAGCTTGTTTAGCCGCTCCACCCGGAGCAGACCATCCACGAGCTTCTTCTCTAGCTTTTTGAGCGTCGTTGTAAGCCATCTTAGCCATTGCAAGCATGGCTGCGTATTTGGCTGCATCTTTAGCTTCAACGCCGGTAATATCTTTAATTGCTTTCTTAGCATCGTCAATAAATTTTGCTAAGCCGGTTTTAGCGTTAGGGTCTGTAAGTTCTACTCCCGCTTTTGTAGCGGCTTCATCCCATTCCTTTACGCCGGATTTAATGCCTTCGCCGGGAAACCCTGCACCTTCTACACCTGTAGTTGGTGGATTATCCGCCCCTACAGGCGCAAACCCGCTTAACTCCCCTGCACTTAATAACGCAGCATACGCAGCAGGATCTTGCGCTTTTAGCGCGTTCATTACATCAGCGTTACCAACAATATCAGGAAGAAGCGCATTAAGGTCTAACCCTTCAGCAAACAGATTTGGGTCGATACCAAGAGCGTTTAAATCTAACCCAGCAAAAAGGGAAGATCCTACTTCAGGATTTTCATACCCACTTTGCCCTACATAAGCACCAATTTCTCCACCGTCTTCAAACCGTTTTTTATACATCATGGTCCTCCCGGCTTACGCCGCGCCGCAATCAACGGCATTGCAAAATTAAGCCCACGCATTAATGCAGCTTGCTGTTTAGGGTCAACCCCCGCAGCTTCACCAGCTTTACCTAACCCGTAATTGATAGCAGCGTTCTGCACCGCAGTAGTTGGGTCAAACTTTTGGCCTGTTAGTAATGATGTAACACCAGAAGTGACTAAAGATTTAGCGGGTTTTGCAAACTCACCTAAGTTTTTAAATGTGTCCCCGGCAAATTGGTCAAGCCCTGCACCTACCCCACCGGCAATTGCACCTGTACCAAATCCTTTTCCAAAACTACCTCCTGTCAATTTTGACATGGTGCCTTGTGCAATACCAGAAGCTAACGCACTACCAGCAACTTTTGCCGCTGCTTCGGGAAGGAACGATCCCAATCCTTGTGTTAAAAGATTCGACGCACCAAATAAAGACCCCCCAAAGGGAAGCGCAAGAATAGACCCAATCTGTAATGCGTTAGCTACGTTAGCTGCATCAGGGTGCTCACCTTTGTAATACGTCGGATCACCGACAGGTATGAGTTTGTCGCCTTTGGGGATGTAGGCTTGAGCCATACGCTCACGTTCTTTGCCGCCCGTAGCACCACCCATAAACAGCACAACATTACCAGAGTTAAGTTCTTCTGGGGTGAGTGAATCAATATTAACTTCAGTAGGGTTTCCTTTTTCGTCTTTTTTATACGCTCTAGCAAACGTAGACTTATGCCCTAATTGAGCACCAAATTTTTCCCCTAAAACATCGCTAACAGTTTTGGCAACCTCTTGCTCTTGTGGGGCTTCTTCACCTCCACCCTGTGAAACAAATTGCGTCTTTTTACCAAGGTCTGTCAACCCAGCAAACGGATTAGCAAGTGTTTGCCCAGCAGTCCAAGCTGTGCCGCCTTTAGGCGTTGTACCGTATTGCGTGGCTCGACCTGATAAGTATTTATCTAACGCTTGCTGTTGAGCAATGCTCTGCGCTTTTTGCAGTGCAGCAATCTGTTCAGGGGTCAGGGCTTTAGCGGAGGAGGACATGGGCGTATTCTATTGGGTTAGGTCGTAGAAGGAAATAGACCCGACACCATCTCCTTTAGTTGCACCAGATACAGTCCTTACACCTAGCGTATAAATATCACTTGTGCCTGAGATGGTTGCGCCAAGTTGTAAGTCCCAGTTATAGCCCGTAGCCGAGGAGGTATTAACCGTACCGCCGCTGCCTGTTGATGTGACGTAATCTGTTTGAACAATGGTTCCACCGCTCATTGCTGTAGCGGCAACATCATAATCAACATTGGAATCAGACGGCACAGTTGCCGCCCAAGTTGCTCCAGTAAGCGTGGTGTTTTTTATTAACGCCACTTCATAGTTCTGGCTGGTTAATGGCAGAAACTGTGTACGGTTGGGGAGCACCACTGCCCCAGTGCGTCCTGAAGCAAGACGGATGGACACGATAGGATAAAACGCTGCTGTATCAATATTAGTAAACGATGTAGTGCGCCTTGCTACATGGTCAATAGAGGTCTGTTCAAACCCACCCTCGGAAACAACCGAACAGCAAATAGACTTCATGCTGGCCGCAACCGCAGACGTGGCTGAACTAATCTCATACCTAACCGGCAAAATAGCCGTGGTCATATAAACATTTGAGATGTCGTTCGCATTGTTAAACGTATGGCAAACAATGTATTCGCCGTTGATAATAAATCCACACCGGACAGAGCCAACACCAAGCCATTCAAAATCCATCCATAGAATTTGCGCCTTGCTAGGATCAAGCGTCAGTCCTGAAGCCCCAGTACCGTCTAGTTTGTCACCGTTCCACTCAGTTTGGGTTACTGTCCGAGCATCAGATGCCGTACCTGTGACATAAGAACGTAAAACAAATGAATTTGTTGAGCCGTTACGTTTAAAGAACACGCCGTTTTGTGCGTTGTAGTAGCCAACTTGCTGCGTCAAATTTGCACTAGTGCTGCTATCCATCACAAAAGTTGCAAGCACCAACAAACCTTTCCCCGGCTGATAAGGAAAGGACCGATAAGACTGACGGGTAACTGAACCTACACCCGCGCCAGTAACCTCCATCTTGACGGCTGCTTCATTGGTCAGGAAAGAGGTTGTACCGGTTCCTGTAGTTGATACATCAAATTGATTGTCGACAGCATACCTATTCTGACTATCAAAAAGGGTGTAAGGCTGACTTACACGCTGCCGACCAAACGCATCAAAATAAGTTCCGGGCAACGTAACCGTACCCGTAATTGGGAGTGTGGATGTAGTTGCCATAAGTTGTGCTAAAAAATTGTCGAGCCGGTTAAAGTAAAGACGTAGAACGTTATTAAACTGCTCCTGATACCGCGAGTCATACTGTACAGGCGCAAGCGGTAAGTTAGGCGCAACAACCCTATTTAATTCATATTCTGTCGTAACAACAAGACTCATCGCCGCCCATCCGGTCTGATGTCAATACGAGGTGCGCCAAGCTGCCAAGTTGTACCAAGCCCGTCCGATGAAATCTTCATAATCATTTGCCGCCCACGGATGCGGGTGTACACAATATTAGTGAACTGCTCAATGGTGGCTGTCGATGTTTGGGACACTGCCTTGGATGCCTCAGTATTAAATCCAGATCCCGAACCGTTCATGCCGTACATTGTCATCGTAACTTGCGGCGTTTGGGCAGTTGATCCTTGGAATGTCAGATCCGGCACCATGCGCCATACAAAACCAAAATTTTCCCCGTCATCAATATCAAATTCAGCAGACTCGATGTAAGCCTCAATAGCAACAGGAACACCTGAAGTATTGTCATCGATCCCATATTCGTGGTCGACTAAGTTATTACTGTAAGTTGCAGCAAGGGGGTAATCCCTTAACCCAGAGTCAAGCCATGCCGTGCGGCCCATCGTGCCGTAGTACCAGACATCCTCGGCATAGTTGTAAACCACGTAAGCATCAATTGAATTAGAGCTAGCCGTGCAGTAAAACCACCATACTTCGTTAAATCCTTCGTTTGTACCGGCAAAGATTTGTTCGTTTTGCGCCAAATTAATATTGCCAAACACATGGCGACGAAGGTCACAACGTAAAGTTTGAAGACGCCCGTCGTAAATATAAAACTTATCTACACCCATCCAGTAGACACGTCCAGAGGCAACAATGGCTGAGTTTTGACTTGCAATCGATATGTTGTCACCAAGAAGCTGCGAACCCCAAACTAGTGGTGGCCCAAGATATTGCAAGGAATAAACTGAAGAATCGGTAAAAACAACAATTTCCTGACGAGCTTGAACCGCTGTAATGATTTGAGAACCGTGCGACAAACGCAAAGAACCTGCTTGGTTAAGCGAAGAGGGCACCCAATCAACAACCGACTCTTGGTTACTCCAGCGTACAAGCATAGGGTCTAGCGTTGTCGAGCCATATTCACTAGTGCCAAACAAAAGCACAAACCGTGACGTATCTGAAACAAAGATGTAGTTCTGTACTGTTGGCACATCAACCAACGTCGAAATGCTATGCACTCCAGATTGGGAGCCTGATGTATTGATAGCCGTGCCTGTTAACGAAGCGGCAAGATTTGCCGTCACCCCATCGACATTAATTAAATAGTACGTCGTGCCAGCAGTAAGTCCTGTGGGTAGCGCACCGGTTGTGGCAAGTTTGATCGCAGTGCCTTCAGCAAGGACGTTGGATAGCGTAATGACACAGGGTGAAGCAATAGTTAGGGTAACAGTACCCCCTAGCGAATTAATATTTACCGCCCTAACCGACAGCCCACTTGTTGCATCCCAGTAGTAAATACCACCACCGCGAGGGCCAAAAATTAAATCTTCGCCCCAGTTATTGGATGACCAGATACGAATATTGACTGTTGTGCTTATCCCGTTACCCCAAGTACCAAGCCCCCAACCACCTGCGCCCCAACCAAAGAAGGGTTCTTGAATGGACGGCCCTGTATTAATTTGGTACGTAGCAACAACTGCTGAACCCCCTGTGGCCCCCGCAGCAACTGACGATGCGGTTGTGATGGTGTAGGAGTTTACATTGACTACTGTTAGTTGATACTCAGCATTAAGCAGCGTGGCATAAGTTCCTGTTACGCCACTAAAAGTAACAAAATCTCCAGTAAGCGCACCGTGTGAGTTAGCCGTGACTGTAACTGTCGTTGTGCCGTTGCCCGTAAATGGGTCTGTACCCAGCGTAGTGGTTGCGCGAATAGGCGTAATGTCGTAGTAGGTGCTGTTCCACTCGATGTAATACTTTAGGTTTGTGCCGACCCCAATAAGATTGAGGAAGTTAAGCGTCACCCAATTCCACAAATTACGGCAAACACCTAAGAACGTACTACTAGAGATACGCTGCCAACCACCAATTTTTTCAGGTGTGCCTTGGCGAAACCTTACCTTGTCGGATACGTACCATCCGTTTTCGTTGGTGTAGCGAGTGTTTTCTTTGTTAACACCAGCTTTTAATAAGATCTTTTTGAGTGGCATCGCTCACCTCATTAAGGCAGCTTCGGCAGCGCGGCGGCGAGTAAGACCGGGGAGAACTCTACCGGCAGCTTTATTCCAGAGCATACATTGGTCTGCTGCACCATCCCAGTCTCCCGCATCGACCCGCTTTTTAAACGTGGAAACCCGATAGTTTCCTAAGCCACAATTGTAGACCCAGCTTGTCACAGCGGCAATGCGTCGAGGTAGTGCGGTTTGAATCTTTGGGGAGAACTTAAACAAACCCTGCAAAAAATAATCAACGTGATGGTCTAGCGCATCTTCACACTGCTCAATTGTCCAGATCGTACCGGGATTAATATCGGGGCCGGTTGCTCCCCAACCGATTGTCCAAGGATGCCCACGGGTTCCGGGGTCGGGGTAGGCTTGCACTCGTCCATCAGGCAAACGCTTTGCCAAGCCCTCGAAAGGCTTGATTAATACATCCTTGAAAAGCTTCTTT